CAAAGGACCGGGAGCGCGACAAGGCAGATCCCTATGCTCGTGCTTTTCTGCAGGTCAGCGATCGCACGGCAGATCTGCGGCGGGATCTGGCCGTTTTTGATCAGGGTTCCCAGGCCATCGCGCGGGCACGGGCAGAATCCGACCTGCTGTCGGCCGCACTGGCGGCGGGCAGGCCGATCACTGCAGATCTGCGCACCGAAATTGCCTTGCTGGCATCGGAATATGCCAATGCCCAGGCGGCGCTGGAAGCAAAGGAAGCGGGGGTTGCCGAGGCCAATAAGCGCGACGCGACCCATGCTGCAACGCTGCAAGCCATCGCCCAGGCACAGCGCCAGTTGATGCCAACCTATCAGCGCATGATAGCTGAGGCTGAGGCCTGGCGCGATTCCACCCTGGCCGGGCTGGATGAGACCAAGGCGGGCTATCAGGAATTTGCCAACCAGGTGGAGCAGATTTTCCAGGGTCAGGTTGCGGCCGCGATGGCCCAGGCCCGCGCGGACAGTCGATCCTTCAGTGATGGGGCCGCACGGGGTCTGGCGGAATATGCCGATGCTGCACGAAACAGTGCCGCATCGGCGGAGCAGGCCACAGTCGGTGCCTTTAAGGGCATGGAGGATGCCCTGGTCGAATTCACAACAACCGGCAAGGTCTCATTCGGGTCGCTGATTGACAGTATGATCGCCGATATTGCGCGAATGACCATTCAGCAGAACATTACAGCCCCCATCGCTAGTTATTTCAGCAGCGCTATTGGCGGTCTGTTTCATTCTGGTGGTATGGCCAATGCGCCCAGCCAGTCCCGCCGGGTCGATCCGGCCGTGTTTATTGGGGCACCGCGCTTTCATTCTGGCGGCATGGGTTATGACGGTCTGTCAGCGGGAGAGCGCGCTGTGATCGTGCGCCAGGAAGAAGGCATTTTCACGCCCCGCCAAATGGAAAATGCTGACCAGTTGTTATCGGCCGCTTTGGGTGCGGCAGCGCGTCCCAGCCAGGCGGCCATGCCGGTGATCAATATCTATGAGGCACCGGGCACAAAAGCCCGTCCCCAGACACGTCAGGGCAGCGGCGGCGGTGCCTGGCAGATGGATCTGTTGATTGAAGAGATCGACGGTCGCATGGCGGAGAACGCCCGCAGTGGCAAAAGCCAGTTCGCCCAGGTCCTGGAACGCAAACACGGCTTGACCCGTGGCGCGGCCGCCATCGGGCGATAGGGGGCGGTGATGGCGATTGATGAAAACTACCCCAGCCTGCTGCCAGCGCCCCGTCAATCCGGTTACAGCATTCAGCCGGGGGAGGCCGTGGCGCGCACCGATATGGAGCGGGGATCGGCCCGACAACGGCGCACCACCCTGTCGGCCACCGATGAGATCAAGGTGCAGTTTCTGTTCAGCCGATACGAACTCTCGTTGTTCGAGGGCTGGTACAAACACAAGGCCGATGAGGGGGCCGCCTATTTCGCAATCCCGCTGCTGACCGGCATGGGCATGGTCACAATGCAGGCACGCTTCAAGCGCCTGGAACAGGAGCGGCCGCTGCCCGGAAAGCTGTTCTGGACCGTCGATGCGACCCTGGAAGTCCGCGACCGGCCGGTGCTGAGCGAAGAGGCGATCGACGTCGCGCTGAGTGAGGATCTGGAGGGCCTGTTGTCTGCGATAGATGCCGCAAGCCTCGCCGTACAACAGGGCCTTGCGGTCAATAGCCCCTGGTAGGTCCAAACAGGAAGGAAATCCAAATGCCAACTATTCAAGAAGATCTGGAAGCCGCGCGGACAAAACTGCAATCCGCCGCAGAGGCATTGTCCGACATTGTCAATGGTCCGGCCAGTGGTGACGGGTCAACCGTGGAAACCGATGCCGGGACGGTCAAATCGGTTGCCAGGGCAATTGCCGAAATCGGCGATACATCCAACCAGGCGACCAAGACCCTGGATAATGTTGCGAATGGGGATTTTGCGTCAAAGGCGGTGGCGGCGGGTGTTGGCGACATGCTGGCTGAAAATAACCTGTCTGACGTGCAGGACGTGCCAGCGGCGCGCGGGAACCTTGGTTTGGGCTCGGCGGCGATGCTGGATGTGGCGACAGGCGGCACAGGCGATCTGTTGCGGGCCGATGGCGATGGGTCGGGCCTGACCGGGCTGGCAACGTCGGACCCTGTTGCGCAGGATTGGGCGTTGCAGGCGTTGATGGAGTTGGACGCGGTGCAAAACACGCTTGGTCCATCGGCCTATGGGCGGGCGGTGGCGGACCCGTTCAATAATCAGACCGGGATCAATAGCGGCGCGTCCAGCAACGCGGTCTACAGCGCGGCTGGTTATTTCGGCAATCTGGCCGTTGGGTCCAATGTCGCTGTTGGCGCAACGGTTACGGCGTCGATGGGCAATAATGCGGGCACGCCTGCCAACCTGGTTGATAACAATACCGGCACCAGCTGGCAGGGCAGCGCGAATGATGCCAGTTTTGTGGCAGGATCATACGTGCAGTTTGACCTGGGCAGTGTCCAGAACCTGTCGCAATTGCGAAATTATCTGGTCCCCAGCCAGGACAATTTTGCAAATGTGGTGATCAAAGGGTCTGTATCGACGGCCTTTGCCGGGGAAGAAATCACCCTGGGCAGTGGCACATTTACCAATCCGGGATCAAGTGCATATCAGGATATCGATCTGGTCGGTTCTGCGCGCTATGTCCGCATGATCAGCACCGACGGCAGCCTGACCGGTACCTTCAATCTGGCCAATCCTGTGATGTATGAGGTGCAGATCATGGATGCGGATCCGGCGGCTATGACCCTGCAATCGGATGCTGGTGTTATCACGGCGGCAGCGGCCCCGACAGAATTGCGCGTCCAGGTCGATATAGAGGCGATAGACGAATGCGTTCTGACCGGCACGCCTGCTGTTGTGCTGTCGGCCAGCCGCGATGGCGGATCTACATTTTCCACGATCACCCTGGAAGACACCACGACGATTGCGGCGGGCGGTCGGCGGATCATTCGGGGGACGGTTGATGTCAGCGGTCAGCCGAGTGGCACCGATATCGTAGTCAAAGTCGTTACGACCGATGACGGCATACTGTTTGTCCATGGCTGGACCGTGCAGGCCGATCAGACCTTAACCGTGGCATAGGAGAGAGACGATGGGTTTCAAGCAGATGGGTGGGGTGTTGTCACTGGAAAAGCGAGTTTTGCAGGAACGGCAGCGACGGTTGGCTTTGGGGTTTGATTATGACTTCGGCGATGCGCGCGGCGTGCATCGGATCGGTACGACCGATGCGGATATGGCTGGTTGGGATGAGGTCACGAAAATAGCCCAAGCACTGATCAATGGGGGGTTTGGCTCCACCACAATTGACATTGTGACAGATACCGGTCCTGCGACGGTTACGGCGGTGGAGTGGCAATCCATTCTGATTGCCGCCGGGCAGTTTCGCCAGCCGATCTGGGCTGCCAGTTTTGCGCTGCAGGCCCTGGCCGCCACGACAGGAATACCCGTCGATTTCACTGATGACAGTTACTGGACTGCCCCATGAGCGATGATTTGTGGGATGCGGCAATCAAGGAAGCGCTGGCCAGCGCGCCCAGCGATGTTGTTGTCCTGGAGACGCTGGAGCTGATCCATCCAGCCTTTGTCGATGATAGTGGCAATCCAACGGCGATCCGCGTTGTGTTGCACGAGCCGCATCTTGAGACCTGGCTGAAACAGCAGCCGGTGGCCGTCCAGGCCGTACTAGATGCGCTGGATGGGGATGTGGTCGGTCAGATCGGTCTGGTCGCCAGGCTGGAAGAGGACGCGCCGCGCAATGCCGGCGAATATGTTGCCTTCCTGTCCCTGGCGTTTCAACTGGAGCTTCCCACCGAAGACGCCGAACAGTTGCAGGAGATTGACGTCACGCTGGACAATGTTGGACGTGAAATTGTCGAACATCTGGATGCGGCCAATTTGAGCCAGCTGCCAGTCGAGGTGCGATACCGGCCCTATATCTCCTCAGACATCTCTCAGCCGCGCATGGACCCGCCCCTGATGGTCGAGCTGGGCCCGGTGGAAGTCGATGTCTTCACCGCCAAAGGCCGTGCGCGGATTTTTGATATTGGCCAGCGAGCCTTCCCGTCTGAAAGCTATACGGCCAAGAAATATCCGGGATTGGCACGATGATACAATCCCCGACACAATCGCCGCCGCGCCATAGGGCCCCAACGCGCCAAAAGACCCCGCCGCGCCATTGGGCAGAAGATCTGATTGGCATTCCCTGGGTCAGCGGCGGCACCGGCGCGCCAGCGGGTGCAGACCCGACACAGCCCGATATCGCCACCTGGGGCTTTGATTGCCGGGAGATGTTCCGCTGGGTACAGACCCATATTTATCATCGGTCGGTGCCGTATATGAGCGATGCGGATGCCACCAGCGAATTGCAGGTCCAGCGTGCCTTTAGAACCCTGATCGGCGTGTCCGGATGGGTGGAGACCAGCCAGCCCACAGATGGCGATGGCGTTATTATGGGCCCCGGCAAGGGGGCTGATCATATTGGTGTCTGGTTAGCAATCGATGGCGGCGGCGTCCTGCATTGTCCGCGCGGGCATGGCGTGGGCTTCCATTCTGCCGCCATGCTGGCCGTCCAAGGCTTCAAGATTTTAGGGTATTACACGCCCCCTGAAGGAGCGCCCGATGCAGCCTGATCCGCAAAACCTGATGGCGGGAATGCCCAGGGCTGGCGCGCATCGGGCAGGTCCCCCTAAAGCTGGGCCACGGATTGTTTTCCAGCACAACCCGTTCGAACCGTTCACCAGCCTGGAATCCTATCGATCAGCGCCCGGTCGAACCGTCGCTGAAATCCTGGAGCAGCGCGGTATTGATTTCAGCCTGCCGACTGTTTGCACGCTGAACGGCCGCCCGTTGCTGCGCGGCGCGTGGCATTTAACCGTGCCTAGACCCGATGATGTCGTGGCCTTCCTGCCCGTGCTGCAAGGCGGTGGCGGTGGCGGTGGCGGATCCAACCCGCTGCGCACTGTCCTTATGATCGCGGTGATGGTGGCGGCAATGTATTTCGCCCCGATGCTGGGCGGCGTTCTGGCGGAAGGTATTTTCGGTGCCGGTCACATCGCGTCTGGCCTGACCGTTGGCCAGTTGGCCGTGGGCAAGGCGATTGCCGGGGCTCTGATTTCCTTGGGCGGATCCATCATCGTCAATGCGCTGGTCCCGCCCCCATCGCCCGCCGCGTATAATGGAGACTTCTCTTCAGGTGCGGGCGCGCCGCCCGCCCCTTCGCCAACCTATTCGCTGCAAGGCCAGGGCAACCAGGCGCGACTGGGCCAGCCGATCCCCGTGCTGTATGGCCGTCACAAGATCGTGCCGGATTTTGCCAGCCAGGTCTGGGCGGAATTTGTCGATAACCAACAATATCTGCATATGCTGTTTGTGGTCTCACAGGGCGAGGTTGAGATCGAGAGCCGCCGCATCGGCAATACCGATATCGATAATTTCGCGGAGATTGAGGAAGAGATCATTGCGCCTGGTGAGAGCCTGACCCTGTTCGACCCCGCCATGACAACAGCGCTGGAGGTTGGCGGCCAGACGCTGGAGGGGCCCAATGAGCTGGAAGAAGCGGAAGATGGAATTGTT